GCCCACCCCAGGTAGGCAGAGGCTGGGCCCACAACCGGCAAGCCGCCTTCCTCCTCGCCCACCTGGTCGACGGCACACCCTGCCCACGATGCGGCCAACCCATGACCCACCAGCAGCGGGCAGCCGGCCTCCTAGACGCAGGACACACCATCGACCACGCCCTAGGCGGCCACCTACCCGACCGGATCGAACATCGACGGTGCAACCGGTCGGCAGGCGCCACCCTCGGTAACCGGCTCAGGCTCAATGTCACCCGCACCTCACGCCAATGGTGACCCCACCCCGAAGGAGAACCAACGCATGACCATGATCGACGTACCGCCCACCTCAACCGTGGACTGGACAGCAACAGACGAACGAGGCGCCTGCGGAACCACGTACGAGGTGACCCTCACCCTCAACCTGCCCTACGAAGCCGACGCCCACGACCTACGCAACGAGATCATTGACCTCGCCGCCCGCAGGGGCGCCCGCAACCCCGCCACCAGACTCATCGCACTCGGCCCACTCAGCAAATAGGGGGGGGGAGGTCAAAGTCTGGGCGAAAACCGCCCACCCTGACCCCGGTCTTTCGCAACTATCCCCCCGTGGGGCGTCAGAAAGGGCCGGATGGACTTCAAGTCGGAAGTTGGGTCCGGTGACCTGCGGCGGGCGCTGGAGGCCCAACGGGAGGACCTGGCGGGCTGCCTGGAGGCGTGCAAGCCGGGGGAGGCTGCTCCGTTGCACGCTCGGCTGACGGATGTGCTGACCAGGTTGGACGCGTTGGCGGTGCCGGCAGGATCGAGGTTGGATGAGCTCGCTGCTGCTCGACGGAAGAGGCGTACAGGCTCCTAGGGTTCTGTCGGCGCCGCCTCGGGTGGCGTCGTCCGGGCCGGAGGTGGTCGATCTGGCCGCTTCGGCCGGGCTGATCTTGGATCCGTGGCAGTGCGCCGACCTTGAGGTGGCGTGTGGGGAGCAGGCGGATGGTCGGTGGGCGGCGTTCGAGGTGGCCCTCCTCAACCAGCGGCAGAACGGGAAGGGCGCCGAGCTACAGGCCCGGCAGTTGGCCGGGCTGTTCCTGTTCGGTGAGCGGCTGCAGACCCACACGGCGCACCGGGTCGACACGTGCCTAGAGCACTTCCTGCGGATGAAGGAGCTGATCACCGGGACACCGGACCTGTCCCGCCGGCTCCGCAAGATCACGGAGACGAACGGGGCTGAGGCGATCCACCTCATGTCTGGGCAGCGCCTGATTTTCAAGGCGAGGTCGAAGGGGTCCGGCCGTGGGTTCTCCGGGTCGTCGATCTACCTGGACGAGGCCTTCTACCTGCTGTCCGGCGGGTTGGCCGGGATGCTCTACACCATGGGGGCTCAGCCGAACCCACAGCTTTGGTACGCGTCGTCGCCGACGCTGATGACGCCCGAGTCGGCGGTGCTGCGGAAGGTGTGCAAGCGGGGCCGGGCTGGGACGTCCCCCCGGTTGGCGTTCATCGAATACAGCGCTGACCCGAAGGCTGAGACGGACGATCCGGGGGCGCTGAGACAGGCAAACCCGGCGCTCGGGTACCGGCTGACCGTCGAGATGTGTCAGAACGAGCGGGATGCGACCCCTGACGAGGAGGAGTACCGGCGGGAACGGTTGGGGATCTGGTTGGACCCGGACGAGGCCGACCTGGCCCCGAAGGTGATCCCGTTGGACCGGTGGGACGCCTGTTTGGACCCGACGTCCAGCCCTGCTGCCCCGGTGTTCGCGTTCGACGTCTCCCCTGACCGGTCGTCGTCGTGCATCGCTGCTGGTGGGGTGAACGGTGACGGTCTACGTCACGTTGAGGTGACGGGCCGGCCGCCGGTGATGGATCACCGGCCGGGTACCGGCTGGCTTGTGGGCCGTCTTGTGGAGATCCTGGGCAGGGCGCCCGGGGCGACGGTGGTGGTCGACGCTACGGGCCCGGCCGGGTCGCTCCTCCCCGACCTGCGGGCCGCGCTCCATGTGGCCGAGGTTGACGCCACGGTCCGTGAGGTGACGCTCGTCGAGCACAAGCAGGCTGTAGGCCAGTTCTACGACGCAGCGATGGAGGGTCGGCTGGCCCATCTGGGGCAGCCGGGGCTGCTGTCTGCGCTGACCGGTGCGGACAAGCGGCCGATGGGCGACGCCTGGCTGTGGTCCCGCCGCCGGTCGACGGTCGACATCACCCCGCTAGTTGCCGCCACGTTGGCGGCGTGGGCTGTCGGGGTGGTCGTGGAACCGAAGGAGTCCGACTTCTTCCTGATCTGAGGAGACCTTGCCATGGTGGCGCCGATTCTGCTTATGGCCGGCGCGCTGCTGGTCGCCTTCGGGACAGGGATGCTGTGGGGTCCACCGGTCGCCGTGTTCGTCGCCGGATGCCTCCTCATCGCCTGTTCGGCGGCTGTCGCTGTTGTTGAGGACCGCCGTAGGCCGCCCGGGTGACCGTCCTCGGCCGCATGTTCGGGCTCGAAGAGCGCTCCTACGCCCCGGTGAGCGTCCCGCCGCCCTCGTCTGGTAGCTGGGAGCAGGGGATGGTTTGGAACGCATGGGGGCCGGGGGCGGTGTCGACCGACTCGGCGATGCGTCTGACGTCCGTGTTCGCCTGCCTACGCCTCTTGTCTGAGGCGATTAGTACCCTGCCGATTGACACGTTCGTCCGTGAAGGCGGCACCCGCCGGGTCTACCGGCCCCGCCCCGAATACCTGTCGTTCCAGCCGCCGCTTGGCAGCAGGATCAACTACCTCAGCCAAGTGATGCTGTCGCTCCTGACGGACGGCAACGCATTCGTGGCCGTCACACGGGATGATCTGGGCGACCCGACCGACTTGGCCGTGCTCGACCCGTGCGCGGTCGACGTGGCGAAGCGGGGGAACACCCGCCGCTACACGGTGACCGCCGGGGGCCGGCCGTACCCGCTCGACCCGGACATGGACGTCATGCACATCCAGGGGATGACCCTGCCGGGTGCGGTGCGGGGGATTTCACCGATCGGGTACGCCCGCGACGCCATCGGGCTCGGCCTCGCAGCACAGCAGTACGGCCGCAGCTTCTTCGAAAACGGCGCGCTGCCCGGGGCGGTGCTCGAAGCGCCTAACGGCATGTCTGAGGCGGCGGTGAAGCGGTGGCAGGCGACGTGGAACGGTGGCCACCAGGGGGTCGGGAACGCTCACCGCCTCGGTGTGCTCACCGAGGGCGCCAAGTTCAGCAAGGTCTCAGTGGAGCCGAACGACGCCCAGTTTCTCGAAACCCGCCAGTTTCAGGTGCCTGATGTGGCCCGCATCTTCGGTGTCCCCCCGCATCTCATCGCCGATGCGTCCAACTCGACGTCGTGGGGGTCCGGGTTGGCGGAGCAGAACGTGGCGTTCGGCCAGTTCAGTCTGCGCCCGTGGATCGAACGGATCGAGGATGCTCACAACCGGCTGCTCACCACCCACGGCCTGCCGGACGTGTTCATGAAACTGAACATCGACGCGTTGCTCCGCTCGTCCACGAAGGACCGGTACGAGGCGCACGCGCTCGGGATTGAGAGCCGGTTCAAGACGCCGAACGAGGCTCGCCGTGACGAGGACATGCCGCCCATCCCGGGCGGAGACCGGTTCCCGGCCCCGCCGGCACCAGAAGGAGGCATGGCATGACCCATGAACTGCGGTCGCTGGCCGAACCACCCGAGATCCGCTCAGCGGGAGACGGGAAGCTGATCGCGTCGGGGGTGGCGATCCGGTACGGGGCCCGTTCGAAGCCGATCCTCGGCCGGTTCGTCGAGGAGATCAGGTCAGGTGCCGCAACGAAGACGCTCGCTGAGCGGGACGTGCTGGCCCTCCACGAACACCAGATGGGCGCGATGCTCGGTCGCACATCGTCTGGCACGCTCCGCCTGGCGGACAGTCCCGACGACTTGCGCTACGAGATCGACCTCCCTGACACCTCCGCCGGCCGGGACGTCGCCACCCTCCTCGAACGGGGCGACATCCGCGGCTCGTCCTTCGGGTTCCGTGCCATCCCCAAAAGCGTCAAGTGGTCCGTCTCCGGTGGCATGGCGCTCCGCTCAGTCGGCGAGCTGTCCCTCCACCATGTCGCCACCACATGCGACCCGGCGTACGTCGAAACGTCCGCCGAGGTCGCCTACCGCAGCCTCGCCGAGGACTGCCACATCGACCTGCGGGCCGTGATGGACGCCGCCGAACGTGGCGACCTGAACGTTCTCATCGAACACCCGGAAGGCAAGCAGGAGGAGGAAGAGGGCCGCGCAAGCACCCTGTTCCGCCGCCCCGTCTTCTACTGACATGCCGGGCCGCCCACAGCACCCGGCACCCCCCAACCCCTCTCCCGTCTGAAAGGACGAACCATGCCCAAGCCCATCGAAATCCTGAAGGCCAACTTCGGGGCCCGCCAGAAGAAGCTCGAAGAGCTTCGCGCCATCGACGAGGCCGCCATCGGCCGCGCCTACGACGACGACGAGACCGGTCAGGTCACCGCTCTCCGCTCCGAGCTGGAGACGATCGACGCCCGGGTTGCCACCATGATCGACATGGAGGTGCGCTCCTCCGAGATCGGCGACGCCACCAACCGGCTCCTCGGCACCGTCCTCGACCGTGACTCCGGTCAGGTCCACGACACCCGCAGCATCGGTGAGCGGTTCACGTCGATGGACGAGTTCCGGTCGTGGACCGACTCGGGGGCCCGTGGTGCCAGCCCTGCCCTCACCACAGACCTCGACCTTCGTGCCGTGACGAACGTCACGCTCGGCGCGACGTCGGGGGGTGCGCTGACCCGCCCGGAACGGCTCGACCGGGTCGGGAACGACTTCCTCGACCGCCGGGTGTTCCTCTCCGACCTGATCCCCCACATCCAGGTCAGCCAGGGGGCGATCGAGTACGTGCAGGACGTGTCGCCGATGGCCGACCTGACCGACGCCGCACGAGAGACAGCTGAGGGTGCCGCGAAGCCGCAGGCCGGGCCGACGCTCGCTGTCGTCTCCGAGGCGATCCCGGTGATCGCAGCGTGGGCGAACATCACCCGGCAGACCGCCGCTGACGTCCCGCAGGTCATGGGCTACCTCGACGGCAAGCTCCGCTACAGCCTGAAGCGCCGGGTTGACGCCCAGTCGATCAACGGTGACGGCGTCAGCCCGAACATGAAGGGGCTGAACAACCGGACCGGGATCGTCACCTACGCTCCGGTTGCCGCCGAGGCCCGCTACCGGAGCATCCGCCGGGGCATCCGCCTGCTGGAGGACGTCGAGTCGGTCTCCGAGATCATCGTTCTCAACCCGGCCGACGCCGAGATCTTCGACCTCAGCAACGACACGACGGCCGGCATCCACGCCACCCCCGACCAGCAGGGCGGCCTTCGTGGTCCCGGGGCCCGCACCTCGTGGGGTCTCACCCAGGTCCGGTCGACGGCGATCGCCGCCGGCACCGCCCTCCTCATCGACCCGATGGCCGTCGCCTACATGGACCGGCAGCAGGTCACCAGCTACATGACCGACTCGCACGCCTCCACCTTTATCTCGAACATCCTGACGCTCCTGCTGGAGTGCCGGGTCGGGCTCGCCCTGTTCGAGCCGAAGGGCGTCTGCAAGATCACGTTCAACGGTACTGTCTGATGGCTGACAACGTGTCGAAGACGGGGATGTGGATCGACTCGAAGACCGGGAAGGTTGTCGAGTCGGAGCCGGAGCAGGGTTACCTGCTCGTCACGAAGGGCGGCGAGGTGTCACCTCTGGTGCAGCGTCAACTCGACCAGCTAAACGAGGCGACGTCGGCTCCGGCTGGCCCCGTCGACCTGTCCGTGCAGGAGGCTGCCCCTCGGCCGGTGACGGTCGAGCCGGAGCGGCCCACCCGGAGGAAGTAGGCGGGTGACGTACGTGTCGCTGGCTCAGGTGCGGGCGCTCCCGGGCCTCGACACGTACGTCGTCACCGACGAGCAGATCACGGCCGCGGTCGCCTGGTTCGAGGAACGGTTCGAGGATTACACAGGGTTGGCGTGGGCGCCACGGGCGTCGACGGCGAAGCTGGCCGGGGCGTGTGGCACGCTGCTGCTACCCCGATACCCGGTCATCTCTGTGCAGTCGGTCACGTACCCGGCCGGGTACGGCACGGTCGCGTTCACCGCGACGGAGCTGGCGGAGGTGCTGCCCGTGTGGGCGGACGGGGCGGAGAACACGGGGGAGCTGTACCGGTCGTCTCGTGCTTACTGGC